TTTAATATTATCCATTACGATCTTTTATATGAAATCTATTACCAAAACATATTTCATAATCAGCAAATTGATTCACGAGAGGAAATAAATCCCTTCTCATTCTAATTTTTGTAATATTTGAAGTAATGGAATTACTACCATCATCGATTATTTTCAAAAATTTACTATATTTAAACCTTGCGCCATATTTGTTCAGTTCACTAGATTCTGCATACTTAGTTATATTTTGACTGACTATACTTCTCACACTGTCTGGAGAAGAAGCAAGGTTAGTATTATAATAAATGGTAGTATCAAATTCAATAAAAAGATACTTTAAATCTACTATTTCAGGAACAATACCAGCAACACTATACTTGCGCAAAAGTTTTTTGATATTGTCTTTTACCTGACTTGATACAAATGGTCCATTAAAAGGTTTTATACTGATAAAAACTTTACCGTATCTTGGGGGTTCAAGATCTTCTCCACCATAAACAGAAATTGATTCCGTTTCTGGATATATCTTTGGTATTATACTTTCATAATCGTTTGCAGTTACTGCCCTATTTTGCGCTGCATATATTCTTGGAGCATATTTTTTAATTGACTCTACAGATTCAATTTCCTTACCACTCCTTGATGCCACGTTAGTTGTCACTAACGATATTCCATCAGTAACAACTCTTCCATTATTATCAACTATTCTTCCGCCAAACTTAAAGTCACTAACACCATTTCCAGATTCACCACTGGTAATTATATAAGAAACATCAATGTAATTTAAATTATCTAACTTTTTACCAAATATACCGTCTCCAAATATTAACTCATATCTCTGGTCCTCAATTTCCTGTATAAAGAAAACTCTTGATTCTGAGGTTACATTTAATATGCTATCAGAAAAAACAAAGTTTCTTGAAACAGAACTAGACTCAGTGTTTCTAACAAGAACAGAAATCGTTGATGTGTCTATACTTGAATTTTCTAAAATATATTTTTGATTTGGATTATTGCTATTTACTGTAAAATTAGCAGTTATTAAGGATCCTTCATAAACTTCGATGTCATCAAACAGTGCAATACCATTAACAACTGGAACGGTTACATCACCTTTAATTGCAAAGGAAAAATTAGTGTCACCAAATGTAGAACTTGATAGACAAACAGTACCTTTTTTAAGAGTTAGTGTAAGTGGATTTGTACTAAAAGTACTTGTATCTACAAAGAAAGATATGTTTGCTTTTGCCGCAGTTCTGGAACGAGGAACATATCCAATATTACGAGCCAGAGAAACAACATTTTCTCTGAGTGTTGCACTATCAATAAAAACCTCATTACTAACAAAGTTAGCATTGTATGAAGAAATATATGTGTTGTAAGCTAATAGGTCTATGATTGTTGAAAGATTTGATCCTTCAAAATCATAATCAGTGAAATTTGAATTTGATCTTAAGTATTCCTTTAAAGATACTTTTATCTGATCAAAGTCTAGATTTGTAAAATTTACTAGAGTCATTTATCTTGTTGGTTGTAATGCAAATGATAATTGCTGAGGAAGTACATCAATACCAATAATTTTATATTGTATGGTAACAGCAAATTCATTTTCATCATAATTTGGTTTTACTGATATATTAATCAGTTCAATCCTAGGTTCATATGTAGTTAATGTAAATGATATTTCATCTTTTATGATAGATGCGGTCATTTCATCAATATTTTCAAATAAGAGTTTTGAAACTTTAGTACCAAAACTAGAATCAAAAAATTTTTCTCCCTGAGAAGTAAGAACAAGATTTTTCACCGATCTCGAAATCGCAGTCTCATTTTTTATTCCAATCAAATCTCTGTTGAGAGGATTTGACTGGAATGTCATACTAATATCTTTGAATCCTTTACTTATCCTCTCTAGAGGCATATTTTACATTCGATTATATCTTATTTAGAGTGGTTTTGACTCATAAAGTGGTTCTGTTCCATATTCCCAATCGTCATAATCATCATCATTACGAATTTTAGAATGAATTTCATTTTGAACAACAAAATCGTGTTTTTTAGGCGTCAAATCATCATTTGAAATCTCCCTAAGCATCTTTTGTTGTTTAATTTTTTCATCCCATCCATACTCACTTGACAAAAATTGAGTCCCCCACTCATTTTTCATGAAATTTTCGTCTTTATCGACTTTTTTGGTCATTTTTTTCTCCTGATTTTTTAGATCAGAACTTTTTACGGGGTTTCTATCCCGAAATCAATATAAAAACCTTCTCTTAGATAGTCTTCATCTCTTACAAATGACAGATTTTCAATTTTTTCAATTTTTTCTCCTTTCCATACGGGAATTGCAACAGTATTCCCGTATCTAAAATCTGGATTTTGTCTAAAATGAACCTCTATTAGTTTATCACCAATAAATTCGCAGTTAATATGTTCATAATTGCCGACCAAATCATCTAAGAGTGAAGGAAATTCCACCCTCCTATCAATTTTAGTCCATTTTTCCCATTTATACAAAGGATTGTTCGAATCCCTTTCCCCAATAACAACTAATTTTGATTGCTTATCTTCAAAATCCACACTAATATGCTCACCATAAAATCTTTCACACCAAAATTCTGATGGGTGAAAGTGGTCAGTTTTGTCGGATATCCATTCCATACGAGAAAATCGTCCCATACCAAGGAAATTAATGCTTGGACGGACGATATAATGATTTGGAATTGGTACAGACACTCCAGTTGGGCCACATAAGTATCCTAATGACCTGGATAATATAAGTTTATTATAAACCCAAAGATCTTTTATGTGAATTGATTCCCATTCATCCGAAGTTTCTAAATGATACATTATTCAATGCTAGATGGATTTGAACGATGTAAAGTATAGTTTTTTTGTATTCTAATATCTGAGTTTTTAAAGGTCCAACATTCTCCACTACTATCTAGAAAAACAACCCACTCTAAATCATGTTCTTGTGAACGGTCAATTAAAAAAAATGCCCAACCATTACCCTTTGGAGTAATGACTGGGATTTGAGGATTTAGTTGAATCATTTAAATTATTTGCCTTGTCCCCGATACTTCTTCTTACGTCCATTACGAGACGTTGGACTTAGTAGAGTACGAGGTGAACGTCCTTGACGAGTTTTCTTCGGCGCGCCGGGTTGAAAAATAAGTTTATTCAGTGCCATTTTGAGTTTCCTCCAGTTCAATTAAATTAGGATCAATATTATCTCCCGAGCAAAACCGCTCTGAGATCCCTTGTAGAACCTCACTACAAGACTCTAGAGTGAGGTTCTGGTAAAGTCTACGACCATTATATAAGATATCGTAGGTTTTCTCTTTCATCAGATAACGCGAGTTTTTTCGTGACCAACTCTAATACGAGGATCACACCAGATATCAAAGCCTTCTTCTTTTGCATCAAGACAGAATGAGACATCTTCGCCACACATGTCTTGTACTGCACCAGACTCAAAGACTTGCATCTTAGGAGCGAACCAAGGATACTCAAGATTCTCAAAGACTCCCTTCTTGATGAGTACCCAACCAAATCCAGTGTAATCAACAGTGAAAGGTTTGCGACGCTTAGAGATTGAATCTACGGTCTCATGATTCATCACACCACCGTTCTTGCGGAAGTCATCTTCTTCCAACCAGTGTGCTACTGAGGTTGTGTGACCATCTTCTGTGGCATACCAACCAGCAACAATCTCCTTCTCTTCTCCCTCTGCATTCAGAGCAAGATCACAGAGTTGCCAGAACTTTTCTGTGGTGAAGACAATATCCGAGTCAATCCAAAGTTGATAATCATACTGCAACTTCCCATCCCAAGGAATTTGCTTTGGTCCACGAAGTACATTTGCACCTAATACTTTACAACGTGCAAAGTTAACCATAGATGAGTAATCTTGAGAAATTTGAATACTCATTCCATTTTGTACAAGATCAAAACATAGTTGTACAAATGCTTTTAGAAAAATAAAAGAGCATCCTCGTCCAGGTAGACAGAATACAATACTCTTTCCCTTCATTCGTTCTTTGATAGCATCATAATCCCAATCAGCTTCTGATGCCTTAGGGGATGCTGCTTTAACTGTAAATCCTTTTGCCATAAGTGAAAATAACCTTCAGATCAATTTTATCAGTCTATATATGCTTCTGTCAATGAGAAGAGTTGAGTACTACTTCCTTATTCACACACAGTTCTTCATAACACAAATCTTCTTTTGTAAGATCTAAATCAAGAAGATCAATCATTCGGTGAATCATTTCCCAGGTCTCAGAGAATCTACTCTCTGATAAACTGTGATAGATGCACTGACCCTTTGCGTAAATGTGATAAACATTTTCAGTCATAAAAATTTTTTCCGGAAATTTTTCAGTAACTTTTCATTTTGTTACCGCATTATATATCAGAACAATCAGAAATCCAACAGTGCCTCCGAATATCGTAAAGCATTGTCGTGGATACCTTATTAACCATCCTGCAAAGACTACCTTCCAGAAATTCCAATAAGGTCTACTTCTTCTTACCACCCTTCTTTACCGTTCTCTTATCGGGGCGAGAATATCCACCCTTATGAATCCATTTTGCCACTTTTTGGTACTCCGGAAAAATTTTATGAATGTGATATTTAGAGGTCGAATTGTCACCTCTGTAGGTTAGGGTAGTTTGCTTTTTTATATACGGGGGGGCGCCTTAAACACGCTACGCCCCCGCGGCACCATAAGAAACCGGCACCAATCACTGCCGTTTCACGCATACTGTCCATCCTAACATAAGAGGGCACAGAGTGTCAAACCCTGCGCCCCTAAGGTATCAGAACTCAATCGTATTCAAAGTCGGACCGTTATCATCAGACTCAGAAGATTGCTCAGACACAATAACATCAAGAATCGAAAGAATGTCGTTTCCGTTGTTACCTTGTGCGAGCATGGAGATGAGAACTTGCTTAGACATTTGTGTTGTTGTGTGTTAGTAACTGTGTGTGAAGTAAGTGTCTTTATAGGGCGCACTTATTCCCATGTGTGATGCTTACTGTGTGTGTCTTATGTGTGAATGAAGAACTACAATCAGAAGGCAAGGAGTGCCGAATCCATTTGCTCCTCATTGATAAGACCTTGATGAAACTGTGTGTTCAGAGTATTCATCAGGTCTTTGAACTCAGTATAACGTTGGGGAGCAAAGTTCCGCAGGAAGAAGATTTTGCGGGGCATCGGATTCTTCATCGTGTAACCAAAAGTGCGGACCTGATTGATGACGTTTTTGAACATGAGATTTGGAGTGATGAGAACTGTGTGTCCCTTATACTACTGGTACACTTTCAGGGGCCCAGTTAATATCAGAAGTCGAACACTTCGCTATTCAGTTCGATGACATTTACAGCGGGGTCATTGAACTTAACACCATCAGGAGTTTGTGTCATAAACTCACTGATATTATCAATGAATTCCTGATAGCAACTGCACTCATTGGCAATGTTATACAGACCCTCATCATTGTTGATCCAGAGTGCAACATTCCAGGTCTCATAATTGGTCCAACCGTTATAGGTGGTGTCCTGTACTTTTGCTTGGAGAGTGTTAGTCATTGGTTTGGTAGTGGTGGTCATACTACTGGTACACTTTCAGGGGCCCAGTTAACTTACCTTACGACAGTGTTGATATACTGTAGTCCCCATGAGTAAGCATCATCGGGGTTCTTCAATGTTTGCTTAACAGAATACTTGTAACCGCTTTCAGTTTCTCTCTGAAAGACCCATACATTCCATCTTCCCGACTTTGCTTGCTCAACGAAGAATGGGCGGGTCTCAGTGACACTAACCATCATGAGTTAACTGATACTTAGAGGGTGAAGAGTTCTCAGTACTTACGGTTCAGGCGCTGAATGAGAAGAACATGTCCAGCACCGAGAGCATAAGAGAGAAGGAAGATTACGCCGCCTGTGATCATGAGTGGTTTTCAGTGGTCCTTATACTACTGGTACACTTTCAGGGGCCCAATTCAATCACTCACTACGTTCGTGATTACCTAACGGTGGCTCTATGTTAAGCTACCTTATTGCTTTTCATCCTCCACAAGGACATTGTACACGATACAGTAAGGTATGTCAAGTCATTAAAAAAGACCCCATAGAGGAGTCTCTTAAGGAGTCTTATTGTATGCTCTTATGTCACCACTTATCAGGACGACTTAGGTCTTCCACATAAGCCTCACAGTTCTCAGATCCTTCGAGTTCAAATAACTTATTCCAGTTGATGTTGTGCGGGTCGAAATCAGGATATGCTGAGATGTCAAGGGTAATACGATAACGCTGCTTCTGTGCTTGACTGTAGGCAACTGACATAAGTGTTCTCCTTGAATGTGTTGTATGAGGCAATTATAAGGGATCTGGGAGTATCTGTCAAGTGTTGGTATTTAGTGTCCTTGTGGGCGATTTTAGAGGGGTCTCAGAGTATTCTGGGAGTTGTGTGGGGATTTTATGATATTCCGGGAAAGTGGGGGTTGACGTGTGAGAACTTATGTGTCCGGTAAAGTCTTATGGGGGGTCTTGACATTTCGGGCGAGTTCGTCTAAGCTCGCAAGCAAAGATAACGACTCTAAGAGATATAAAGATAAACCTATTACTTATAATACTTCACACACAGCTATTTTTATAAAGGTTTTCCACAGGTTGTGGAAATTGTGAACAACTTAAGAAAAGAGAGTAAGTTATCATAAATACCATCAAATTGTCTAGCAACTTATCAATCAAAATGCGTCAAGGTACAATCTACTTAATCGAAAATAAGGTCAATGGTAATAAGTACGTTGGACAGACTGTGATGCCTTTGAATAAGCGTTGGTTAGCACATATTCAGGAAAGTAAGACCTTTTCTGAACGTCCATTGTATAGAGCAATGAACAAATATGGATTGGATAACTTTAACGTTAAGGTTCTAGAAGAGACAACAGAAGATAAACTCAGTGAAAGAGAAATCTACTGGATAGAACACTTTAATTCCTATAATCGTGGTTATAATGCTACAACAGGTGGAGAGAGTAATAAGAACATAAGAGAAGATGTAAGAGATAAAATATCACAGTCTATGAGTAATGTTTTACGTTCTGATGAATGGGTAAGTAATGTAAGTATCGGTCTTAAGAACAAATTAGAACGTGGAGAAAAATGGGGATTCTTTCTCTCTAAAAATGAAGGAGGAACACATGCTAAGAGAAAAGTTCAAGGTACAAATATAACAACTGGTGAAGTTATTGA